AACATATCTATAATCTTCTTGTCCTGTAGAAATTATATAACGTTGTTGAATAATATATTTTGTTAAAGGAGCTGTTGTAGGATTAACAATATCTAAAAATAACTGCGGATTATCCACTATACCATTATAGTTTGAATCGCTGAAAGATACAACAATTTTTGTATTGTCAACATAACCATCAAGTCCGCTATATGATGATGTAACGTCCCAAGGATAATCTTCTGTGAACGAAGTAGTCAATCCGGGTTGATGATTGATATTTAAAATTTTAATTTGATCCCTAACAGTTGAATTTGTAGTGGAATCATAAATTGTCACATTATCATTAAAATAAAATGTTAATTCTTCATCACTTTCAAAAATATATCTTAGCAATCTTGTAGTAATTGTATATGTTTCGTTATCAGTTGTAAACAATAGCATCCAACTAGAATCTTGTTTAGTGTTAGATACATCGCCTTGTTTACCTAAATTAAACAACGAAGTCTGGTCAAGATTAGTTTCAAAAATAATTTGCCATGTTTGTGTCGGGCCATCATATCTTAATCCAAATGCACGATTACTAAAAATTAAATCAATAACTGTGGTTATAACGCTAGAACTAAGTGTCGTGGTAAATTTAGGAATAATTTGCGTAATAATAGAAGTATTAGGAACTACTACACTAAATGTAATCGGGCCAGGATATGCAGTAGATGGGATTCCGTTACCAACAACATTTACTACTTCTGCCCATATATAACTTGCGCTACCTAATGCACCAACAGTGCCGTAGACTAATTTATTTGATTGTGTTTTATCAAAATAATAGCCAGCAGGTGCGACAAATTTAACTAATGCACCTGGAGTTAAATATTTAAGATCAGTTGCAGTATAACTTCCTACTGGAAATGGAGATGCATCTACTACATTTCCAATATAGCCATTGCTAGAAGAACTAGTAGCACTAGTTTGATACCAACTAATATTAAGACTAGTAGTTAAGAAATTTATAAAATTATTATAATAAAAATTTCTTAAATCAATCGATTGTAATAAATCATAAACTGTATTATATATAACACCATCAATATCTGATTTTGTGTTATATTGAAATGTAGTTAATTGAATGTATGGATCTTGATACAAGACACCATCATTAGCATACAAATTAGTTGAGCTATATTTTCCTGTAGGATCTTTAAGATCAAAGTATCGACTAATACCGCTACTTGATCTGTTAATACTTTTAACTTTAGCAACTTGTTGAGTAACCGATAACGGACTGATGTTATAATCTTCAGCTGTTATCATCCTATTCTGCGTATAATAAGTTTGAGGAGCGTTGGCTTTGATACTAGCATTTGTTTCTGCTACAGCAGAATTTGCAACACTTGTTTGTAAATTCATTGTTATGGTCAACGATTCTGTTTGACCTTTTCTGCTAATATAAGGAATAGATATAGATACATTTCTAATATCTGCAGGATTGATTACATATGATAAGCCATTGCTAACTCTATAATATGTTCTAAAATCACCTAATGGTAAATTTCCAAAAGTACCATCACTAAAAGCTAGACTAACAGCATCGCTTGCTCTGCTTACAACACTATAGATATTCTTAATGCTTTTATTCAAACTATTATAGATAATATTGTTTCCAGCAGTCGTAGGAACTTGTGTCCATAATTCAGACTCAGCTCCATTTTGATCTAATCTGTATAACCATACATCATTATTATTAATGTTAGTTGTATTAATATCAACGCTTTCGTTGCTAGTAGGATGTGTAACTGTAAATGATCCTACAGTTAATGTACCTTGTGTAAAATTAAGAAAAAATCCATTACTGTTACTACCTGCTCCTTTACCATCATCTCTGTAAATGCAAGCAAGATTGTTTCCAACTTTTGGAGTTTCTTCGTAAATGTATGCTTGTCCGCTAAATGTTGTACTTGTAATTTCAAAATTCATTGTGCGGCCGGCTACAGATTTAGTGAACGCATAAATTGGAATGCCAGTATTTGTACCTTGGAAACGATATTGACTTGTAGGAATTCCATAAATTGTATCTTTAGCTGATGGATTTCCAAATTGCTGAGTAGACGGCATTGCGGCATTTATTATTTTAATAAATTGATCATTCCAATTAGGATTTGCCGGATCGTTCCAAGTTACAACTTGATTAGCTAAGTTTCTGCCGTTACTGTCAACTACCGTTTCTGTTGTTTTTACTGTGGTAAATTTTAATAAACCCTGGGCAGGAATATTACGTTTAGCATTATAACTGATTAATCTTGCAAGACGTAAGACGCTATCTCTGCGTTCTGCTAGCTCTAAAAAGTTTTCACGTGCATTTAAATCTACTCGAAATGCAACACTTTGTCCAACAAATGCTACTAGATCTACTAGTGCTAGGTACTCTGAACTTTCAATATAATCGTTAAAATCTTCTGGATAATTTGTACGCAGATATGTAATCATAGTTCTGCGTAGATTTTCAAAATCATAACTTTGAAAGTCTGCATTTTTAAAAGACTGATAAATCTTTTTCCAGTCTTGATTAATTAACAAGTTATTTTGTCTGTCAGTTGAGCTCATTTAGTAGTCCTAGTATTGTATTTATTTGTAACAATTATGTGCGCTGTTTATTGCACTACTAGATTATTAGCTTGATCAAATGACAGTTGCATTGTTTGTTGTAGGTTGTAGGGCACAAAAAGCAAGGTTAGTTGTACTTGAATTCCTGTATCATAGGCAGTTACCGTAACATTTTCAGATTTGACACGAGGGTCATAATTAACTATTGTATTAACATTTTGTAGTATAACGCCCTTAACTTGCTCGGTAAGAGGCTCAAATAATAAATCCCATATTACACATCCAAAACTAGGATTCATAAGACGTTCACCCTGTCTTGTATAAAAATGATTTAAAATATCTTGCTTAATTAATTCAAAATCATAGAGATTATAATTTTCAGTATTAGCACTTACTGTGCTAAACCCTTTGTACATTTTTGTCATATTGCTAGTTAAAGTATTAACTGCTGGCAATACAATTTTATCATATAAATTATTATTTGAAGTCATACATATTCCTTAGGCTGATGTCTGCCATGCTTGTGTATCATCTGTTTGCTGTTCTTCCGGGCTTGCTGGAGGCGGTGGACGATCAAACGTATCCATAGCTGTTGAATAGGCTTTCCAATATTGTTTAGGAACTTCGATTGCAGTTCCAATTACTGGATCTATACTAGGAGTTAAAGTGTCTGCCATATTTGCTCCGATATGTTATGGTGCATAAAGTTTTATTTCAGCACTAGCTTGCCCTAGCAACCCATATGGTGCGTATGAATAGCTAGATACTGTCATAGTGTAAAGGACATAAATTCCATTAGCATCTGTCAAATGCGCCGAATTATTTGCTGGATTAGATATAGCTCCATTTCCGGTCGAATCAAAAGATGGAGTACCTGTTGGTGAGTTGCCTGGCACTGTTATATCACCGCCGTCCCATTTAAACTCTAACACTCCAATAGAAACAGGACCTGTACTAGTCCATTGCGGAGAAAATCTATTTCCCCACGTTGCTACTATTGGCGTTAAACTTAAAGTCACTGTGGGTAAAACAATTGGTGCAGGGGCTACTCCGCTAGTTAAACCTGCTCCGCTTATTCCTTTTGCAACTGAAACAACTCCTGCAATACCAGCGGCAACTCCTGCAATACCTTTTGCACTGCTCAATAAAGATTTGACAGATGCTATACTGATGCCATTACCAAGATGAGCAACGCTGGCAAGTTTTTTTAGATCACTAAGATCTGCACTAACTCTGGAAAATATACTCATTTTATGATCCTGAATTAACTTGTGATTGTGCCGCACTATTTGCGGCTGCAATATCTGTCTTACTAGTTTTAAATAGTGTAGGATTTAAATTTTCATGATGCGGATAAGGTTCTGTCGTAGGTACACGCAACATAATACTATTAAGAGTAGTTCCGTCTGTTTCAGTTGGATTAGGATATACTGCTAAAGCA